CCGTGAGCTTCAGGCTGAGGCAGCTCAGTGGACTGAGGAGAACGAAGACATCTGCGGGGAGGATGACGCGACGTGGTACGACACGATCGCATGGTTCGATCAGCGGATCGCTGCCGCCGGCATTCACCTAGCTGATCTAATCGAAGACTTGGTGGGCCCGCCGATACCAGGGATGTCTGATTAATCCCGCAGATCAGTTTCGTCAAGTGACGAAACGTGGCCTGTGTGATCGGAAGGGTAGAAATGACGTGTCTGCAAGCTAGATGCAACCATTGCAGTTGGAAAGCTAAGGCCTCGCGCCTCAAGTATCTGAACATGGCGGTCGATGCTCACTGCTCGAGCACCGGCCATCAGGTAGTGCTTTAACCTGGGAACTTTGTCAGAGACTTGACAACCATCTAAGATAGGAGATTGTTAGCTTTACCAAGTAAAACTAGGGGGAGTAGAAAGTATGACAATGGTGAAAAAATCGAAAGCCAAGAAGGAATCGAGACTTCCGCTAACTCTGAGCACTATCGAAGAGTTGAGGAAAAAAGGCTATACGCAAACTGAGATAGCTGATATGCATGGTGTGACGAGGCAAGCTGTTTCGTGGCACAAAAAGAATTACGGGGGATTTTTGACAACACGCCAGATAGTTAATAAAGCGTGGCCGTGGAAGACATCGACCTTGCACGGGAAGTCTGCGGCGTTTCAACGGTTGCGAGATCACGGTGAGTTTATGGCTACCGGCGGGCGCGGCATGAGCGAGGACAAGCTGAACAGGCTTAACTCGTGGTGGAGATATCTTCAAGAGAACAACGTGGTTTTGGAGTTCGATCCGGAGCTGCCGCCCGAGCCAGGGCTCAGTCCTCACGGAGGTTTCGCCTACCGCAAACGCCGGCCGACAGACGGCGATCTTCTGATCAGGGCCAACAAGCACACGACACTTTCTGAGGAAGCAAAGTTGATTTGGTGCTGGCCCCCTCAGATAAGCCAGTAATCTACTCGCTAGTAACACCATGTTCTCTGGCCGTCTACATGCGGCAGAGATCGCTCCGAACGCGACAGAAGATGGTCATTCACGCTGCATAAAATACGAAAAGAGGAGAACTATATTGCACGCTGCACAAGGTTCACATAGCGAGGTTGTCTCGCACTTCTCTTACGCAAGGCAAGGCTGGATTTTTGCTGACACGTTCGGAGAGGGAGGGTTGTTCGTTTACCGCAGCTCGCTGTTGAAGAAGTCTGCACCGATGTACCAGCCAGTCGCAGATCTCATCGACCGATACGACTACCAGTTGGTCAAAAGCGAGTGGGTTCAAGACGAGACAATGATGTTCGGGGAGGGGATAGCCAGTGTCTACGACAGATTTGTCTGATCCGGCGGCGCTGCCTTTGCGGAGCGTTAGCCAGCTCAACCAGTATGTCCGGTGTCCGCAAGCGTACAAGCTTGGGCGGATCGACAAGGTGTGGGCCAGGCCTGCAGCCTGGCTGCCTCAGGGCACAGCGTTCCACGCTGTCGCTGAAGAGCACGAGAAGCGCATCCACAGCGGCACCCCGCTCACCCTCGATGAAGCTAGGGAGCTGTTCAGGGCCAAGTATGCGGCCGGTATCAACGACCTTAGCGAGGTCACACCGAACTTCCAGTGGTGGTTCTGGTCAGGGCCCTACAGCGGCGAGCGAGACATCGAGCGCCGCTACGAGATCGGCCTGGAACAGGTGGAGAAGTTCTTCCAGTGGCGGCAGGATCCAGGCCAAACCATCTGGATCACACCGGAGGGCACGCCCGCCATCGAGCTCGAGTTCGCCATCGAACTAGACGGCATTATCGTGCGAGGTTTCATCGACGCTGTCGTGGTTGTCGATGGAGAAGTGCGGGTCAGGGACTACAAGACCGGAAACTCCCCTGGAGATGACTTCCAACTAGGGGTGTATGCCCTGGCTGTTGAACTGCTGTACGGGGTTCAGATCACTAAAGGCGATTACTTTATGGCAGGTAAGAAGGGTAAGCCGGCCAAGCCGACCGCCCCGTACGATCTGAGCCATTGGACTCGCGAAAAGATTTCAGCGAGATTCCGTGAGGTCGAAGACCAGATTCAAGCTGGCAACTTCGATCCTTTGCCAGAGCCGTCCAAATGCGGTTTTTGCGATGTCAACTATTCATGCCCCGTTTTTGAGGCATAACACTTGACAGCCAACAACCGACACCTACTTTAAGGAGTAACCGATAAATGACGGGAGCGGAGATGGAGGACTGGAACCCTAACGACCCGGCTCTGAAGGAGTTGAAAGCTCCCCACGAGACAGCAGGCGTTCTTCGCTGGCACCGGGCCAGAGTGCCGTCGAAAAAGATCATGGAAATGCTAGGCCTGCGGGCCACCCAGCTCGTTGGCGCTTTGCAGAAAGCGTCAGAGCAGGAGACTCTCGCCGCGAAGCTAGGCCGAGAGATCTATGACTCAGGCTTCCCTGAGCAGGAAACAACCTAAGGAGGTTCGTGTATACCCCTAGGCAATCGCTGTATATCAGAGGTTCGGCGGGAGATCCCCTCCCTACGGTTTGGGACGCTCTCGAGCACAAAGGCGCTTCCCTGCGGCGGGGCCAACTGGTTCTGGTCTGTGCCGGCCCAGGAACAGGCAAGTCAGCGCTGGTGCTCGCTTACGCTCTGAAGTCGAAAGTGCCGACGCTGTACTTCTCAGCTGACAGTGACGCGTTCACGCAACTGTCCAGGTCTGTGTCCATTCTGTCTGGGATGTCGCTGGAGAGATCTACAAGGGCTGTCCGCAGCGCAGACATAGGCGAGGTCGCTGACGAGCTAGACGAGATCCCTATCCGGTTTAACTACAAAGCTTCGCCGTCGCTGGACATCATCGAGGAGTCGTTAGAGGCGTACAACGCGCTGTACGAGGATTACCCGATGTTGATCGTGGTGGATAACATCACCAACGTCCGGACGGACGCGGGCGAGGGAGATGACCCGTTCAGCGGCCTTGAGGCTTTGATGGATTATCTGCATGAGATGGCGAGAGAGACTGGCTCGTGTGTGATCGGGCTGCATCACGTCACGGGCCCACACAACGATGGAGATAAGCCAATTCCCTTAAGCGGTATTAAGGGCCAGATCGGGCGCGTGCCCGAGATGATAATGACATTGCACAGAGTTCCCAACGAGTTCGGCCCAGACGCACTCAACATATCCACAGTCAAAAACCGTGGAGGCAAGTCAGACCCATCAGGTCAAGATTTTGCTTCGCTCGAGTTCGTCGGAGAAACCATGAAGATCAGCGACTTCGGCCGCTGACTTGACAACCAACAAGGAGACAGATGACAACACCAAACCAGATGCCTAAGAAACCCAACAAGACGCGTATGCATCTGCTCTCAGGTCTGATCGCTCTCGCCCCTTCGAGCTGGGAACGCAAATCCCTCGACCGAAACAGCGAAGGCAAAGAAGTCGTTAACACCACCCGCGTCTCACGCAACGTTCTGCGCTACCCGCTGGCCCAAACTGTCTCAGACGAGAGCGTGGAAAGCCTAGCCAAGCGGTTGTTGTGACCGAAGCTTGGGAAGCTGCCGAAGAGATAGCGAGGGATCTACTGATGTGTGCCACAAGTTTAATCAAAGACGAAGAAATAGCTGGCCTAGTTTTTGGGGCCGGCTTGATAGTCAGCGATCACGCATTCAACCTAGCCAAGATGCCCTGGCGGTTACTAGGTGGCCGCTAGAAGAAAGCGGTTTCCACCTAACAATGTCAAAGCGCATCGCAAACCTTGCATCGACTGCACTGACGAAGGCCTCACCACAAGGCGCAAAGCGCCTCATCCGGGGCCCAGATGCGCCACACACCATCGAGCTAAACGTCGGGTGCGTTCGACTGCAACTTGGGCGCAACGGATATGGGAGACGTATGGAATCACAGAGCACGAATACTGGATGGTCTACGAGCAACAAGGAAGCTGCTGCTTCATATGTCAACGCGCTACGGGAGTTAGAAAGCGCCTTAGCGTTGACCACTGCCATGCCACAGGAACCGTACGCGGGCTTCTATGCACGGCGTGTAACCGAAACGTTCTTGGACACCTTCGGGATGACCCAGAAGCACTGGAACGGGCTGCGGAGTATCTTCGCAGACCTCCTGCGGTGCAAGCGCTAGGAATCCGGTTAACACCGGATTGCAGATGATTATCGAAGCGATACAGCGCTACCACCCAGACTGGGATCCGCCTTCCGATTACAAACAGTGGAACAAATGCTTGTGCCCGTTTCACGGCGAGTCAACGCCGTCAGCGGCGGTCAGCTACGACCTAGACGGGTTCAACTGTTTCGCCTGCGACGTTAGAGGAGACGCAGTTTCGATCATTCGACATGAGGAAGGAGTGAGTTATTCAGAAGCTTTCCGAATCGCAGAGAGCCTATCTTTGGGAATCGACAACCCGATATCGAGAAAGCCTGCCCGGAAGCCCAGCCGCCGAGTATTTGGACAGCCGGGGAATACCGGTTGGGACACCGTTCGGGTTGGGATTCGTGGCAGATCCACTCCCTGGACATGAGATGTATCGAGGCTGCCTCGCGATCCCTTACCTACGGTGGTCGCAATGGCGGGGCTGGTCTGTGGCTGCGTTACGGTTCCGCCGCCTCGACGGCGGCACTCCTAAATACATGACGATGCCTGGAGATAAAGCCCGCCTTTACAACACGCACGCGCTCACCCGCTACTCGAAGGATATGTCGATCACCGAAGGGGAGCTGGATGCGATCACGTCAGAGCTGGCCGGTGTGCCGGCCGTGGGAGTTCCGGGAGCGCAGATGTGGAAACCGTATTTTAGAGAACTTTTTATGGGATATCGCAACGTGAACATTCTCGCTGACGGAGACGAAGCGGGATTCGATTTCGCCCAGCAGGTCGCTAAGACCTTGCCTAACGCCCGCATCATTCCGATGCCTGACGGCGAGGACGTTAACTCCACGGTGCTGAAGTTCGGGAAGGGTTCTCTCTTAGAAAGGATCTAGCGCCATGCCAACATTCAAGCTCGTTTTCGATGACGAAAACGGGCAACTCAACGTGGATCAGATCCACGACTACGTGCATGAAGAAGAAGGAGATGGGCCAACAACGATGGATAGCGTTAACAACCCGGCGCACTACCAGTTCTCTAACGGAGCGCAGGTCGTTGATGTGACAGAGAACTTGTCATTCAATCTGGGAAATGTTGTGAAGTACACGGCCCGCGCCGGCCGTAAAACACCCGATCCGATCGAGGATCTCCGCAAGGCCCGGTTCTATCTGGACAGGGAGATCGAACGGCTGCGGCCTAAGCCGCCGCCTAAACGTAAGGAGAACGCGTGAGTAAAAGGATCGTAGTCATCTCAGACACTCAGATCCCGTTCGATGACAGACGCGCCCTCAAAGCTGTTGTTCAGTTCATCATCGACACCCAGCCTGACGAGGTAGTGCATATCGGTGACGTGATGGACTATCCGTCGCCGTCGCGTTGGACGAAAGGCAGCGCAGAGGAGTTCGCTCTGCGTATCAAGCCGGACAGCGAGCAGGCGAAGAAGCGTTTCCTGGCTCCGCTGCGCGAGGGGTACAGCGGACCTATCCGCATCCACGAAGGCAACCACGACTCCAGGCCCCGCGACTACCTCGCTAAGTACGCACCAGCTCTGATCGAGTACGAGGATCAGTTCCGGTTCGAGAACCTTCTGGACTTCGACGGGTTCGGTGTGGAGGTGTTGCCTGAGTTCTACAAGATCGCGCCAGGCTGGATCTCCACGCACGGACATCGCGGCGGTGTTCGTCTGTCGCAGAAAGCGTCAGACACCGCGTACAACGCGATGATGCGGTTCGGCACTTCGGTCATTATCGGTCACACCCACCGGCAGGGGATCAAGCCCCACACGTTCGGGTACGGCGGTAATCAGCGTGTGCTGTGGTCGTTGGAGGTTGGAAATTTGATGTCTATGAAGCTTGCGCAGTATCTGAAAGGGGCGACAGCGAACTGGCAAAGCGGCTTCGCTTTGTTGACTGTAGATGGCAGTCACGTCAAGCCAGAGCTAGTGCCCGTCGTGGGTGGCCGCTTCTCCGTCGATGGAAACGTGTGGGAGGTCTAACTTGACAACCAACAAACTGCCGTTCATGCATCTGAACGCACGGTCACGTCGGATCAAGCGCTGCGAGATCCGAGAGGTTTACATCCAAGAGATCTCACGGTTCCTCCCTAAGGGTATTGACCAAGAAAAGTATGTGCAGAAGGTGATGCCTTAGTGGAGCGCATCTCAGCGATACTTCGTAAGGCTGCTAAAAGTGCGATGTTCTCCTGGAAACAGAACGAAGACGGCATAGACGACCTGATCAACGATTTGTGGGTGTGGTATCTGGAATCTCCTGCAACTCAAAAGAAGTTGCAGGACTCCGACGAGCCACTAGCCAGGAGCTTCGCCTACAAAGCGGCACTACAGATCCTTGCTAAAAACGCTTTGTCTCACGACAAGTTCAGCGGCAAGAATCTGTATTCGTCGGACAGTGTCCGGGCCGCACTTCGCGGCCAGTCCAAGAACAGGTACTTAGCGGACATTCTCCCTCAAGCCCTGAAATCTTTGGATCGCCAGAACCCAGGCTATGCAGAGGCTCTCAGGAGTCGGTACATCGACGGGGTTGTTCCGGAACCGCATTCCGCTATCGAGAAGCGACTCAGCAGGGCTGTGAAGTCTTTGACTGAGCACGTCAACATCATCACGATCACGGCCGGCGTGGACTCCAAAGGGAACCTCAGCGAGGGGCCCGGTAGTCGCAGCTCGATATTCCCGGAGACTCGCACGGCCAGGGGGAGCGGTCACGCAGACCCTACTGGTGATACCGCGATCTTGTTGATCGAGCACCCGGAGCTGCGAGATGAATACCTCAGAGAGGAGCCTCTCGATGAGTTTCTGGGGGGCCGTGGATATGCACAACCTGATTGATGCGCTGTTCAACGGGATGCCTGGGTCCGAGATGTATCGGGCACAGATTTTCCCTGAACTGTTCCCTGATCAACCAGAGATGCGGCTTGATAACTGGCCTTTGGAAGACCTCGAGATGTACGTCGGAGGTCAGTACACCGAAGGCTACACATGGAAACGACAATTACAGAAAGTGAGTGTTTAGTGGCAGAAATTCCTTGGGGCCCAACGGGCGAGCTCGTCTACAACCGAACCTATTCGCGGGTGAAAGCTGACGGTTCGCGTGAGACGTGGCCGGAAACGGTTGAGAGGGTAGTGGACGGCAACCTGGCGTTGGTTCCTGAGCGGTTCCAGCTCGAAGGGGAGCGGGAGAACCTCATCGAGATGATGAGTCAGTTCAAGATCCTGCCCGCAGGCCGACACCTGTGGGCATCCGGAGTGACCAACGCCCAACACTTGTTCAACTGCTGGGTCGCAGGATGGCCTGAGAATATCTCCGACCACTTCCAGTTCACGTTTATGCGTCTGATGGAGGGTGGCGGGGTAGGGGCCAACTACAGCAACCGCTACCTGAGCCAGTACCCAGTCGTTGTGCATCCCCTTCAGGTTCACATCGTGTGCGATCCAGAGCACGTCGATTACGACGCGCTCCTCGAGGCTGGTGTGCTGTCGGATCAGTACAACTTCGAGTGGGCTGGCTCCTACGCAATCGAGGACTCACGCGAAGGTTGGGCAGACGCACTCACCGATCTGATCGACACGCACTACCGACCAGACACCGTGCATTTCGCACGCGTCTACGACGTGACGCGGATCAGGCCTGCCGGGGCGAAGCTGAAGACTTTCGGTGGGCAGGCTTCGGGCCCGTTGCCGTTCGCTCAGATGCTGCAGAAGGTGTCTGAAGTTCTGTCAGATCGCAGCGGCACCAGGCTTACCGGCCTGGACGCTATGGCGGTGGATCACGCTATCGCTCAGTGTGTGGTGGCCGGCGGTGTGCGGCGCTCCGCACGGATGGCGATGATGCATTGGGAAGATCCTCAGATCGAGGACTTCATCCATATCAAAGCTGAGAGCGGCGAGCACTGGACGACGAACATCTCTGTGGAAGTCGATGAGAAGTTCTGGTATCAAGCCAAGCAGGGTGAGGCCTGGCATGCCGCCAAAATCTTGCGGCACCTAGCTGACGGAGCTGTGCGTAACGGCGAGCCGGGGATGTGGGACTCCAGCCTTTCCAATAAAGGTGAACCCAATCCGGTGATCTGTACTAACCCCTGCGGCGAGATCACGCTCCAGGCCTGGGAGCCCTGCAACTTGGGTCACGTCAACTTGGCTGCGTTCGTCGGGCCGGATGGTAAAGCCGACAACGAAGGCATTTGGCTTGCTCACCAGTTGATGACGAGGTTCTTGGTTCGTGCTACCTGCAGTCCGGTAGGGGATCCGAAGTCGCGAGAAGTTCTCGACCGCAACCGCAGGATCGGTGTGGGCCACCTTGGGGTGGCGAGCTTCCTGGCGATGACAGGTGTTCGGTATTCGGCTGCCCCGGAGGACAAGTCGTTCCGGACGCTGCTCCGCAATCTGGCTAAAGGTGTTGATCTGGCAGCTCAGGAGATCTGCCACGATCTGCGGATCCCTGTGCCAGTCAAGTCGCGGACGATCGCCCCGACAGGGACGGTAGCGAAACTGGCCGGGGTATCTGAGGGAATCCACCCCATTTTCTCTCGCTACTTCATTCGTCGGGTTCGGTTCAACAAGCTGTCCGACGCTGAAGCGCTGGGAATGTTGGTGTCTCAAGGGTACGAGGTTGAGGACGACTTGTTCGCACCTAACACCGCTGTGGTGTCTATCCCGACTAAGGACACTCTGGTTCAGGAGGTCGTTGACCGTTACGGCGAAGAAAGCGAAAGCTTGGTCGAAGCTGCCAACGATCTGACTCTGGAAGAGCTGTTCGCGTTCCAGGCGCTGTACCAGACGTACTGGGCTGACAACGCCGTCAGTTTCACAGCGAACGTGGATCCCGAGCAGTACACCTCAGAGTATGTTGCTGAGGTTTTGTCCAAGTTCGCTGGACAGATCAAGGGAAGCACGATCTTCCCTGAGGCCAGCTTCCCGCAAGCTCCTTACGAGCGCATCACGCGGGAGCAGTACGAGGCCGCAGCATACAAAGCCGTCAGCGACGGCGTAGATGAAGAGTGCGCTAACGGCGCATGCCCGATTAAGTGAAAGGTGACTGTATGTCATTTGAAGATCCGTTCGATTCCGCTCCGCTCGATGCCGAACCTGCTGAGGAAGCTCAGCAGCCTGTAGTCAAAGCCAAGGTGACTAAGGCTAAGCCCGTCGTGCTGGCCGAGTCGGACGGCAAAGTGGTGCTCACCTTCAAAGGTGGCCGCGACTTCGATTCACCGTGGATCGTTGTTCACGCCAACGGATTGCAGGAAGCACACGACTTCGTCGTAGGGGAGAATGCAGCGTTGCTGGCGGTTGTGATGGATCGGGTGAAGGTTGCCTCGAAGCACTTCGTCGGCCAGCCTGCCGCTCCTGTGGCTCAAGGCGGCAGCCAGCCGTACGGGTCAGCTCCTCAAGCCAGCCAGGAAGCGCCCGGCGGCGAGAAGCGGTTCTGTGATCACGGTG